CAACGTTTGTGCCTGTGGTGTTGCCAGCGTTTGCTAAACTAAATTCAGCATCGACTGCTAGGTTAGTTGATGTAATCAAATACCACACGCCTGTTTCGTTGTTGAATCCTAAGCCAAAGTTTCTATACAACACAACTTGTTCAATCATTTGATTTTCAATGGTTGTTGGAAGGTCTGTTACAAAAACTGGAATAATTTCTGTTACAGCTGCACCGGTTGGAATGTTATTGTTTAGAATAACCGGTCCACTGCCATCATCTAAATTCCCAACACCTTGGTTGTCGCCTGTCCCGATTACTGCGGTTGGACTAGCCCACACTGAAGTTTTTTCATTATTTTTTGTTGGGGTTCCGGTTTGCAAACGATTGTCAGCATCAAAGTATTGCCCTGCAGGTGCAGTAAATTTAATTAATGCTCCAGTTGCAATATACTGTGCGTTTGTTGTAACAAATACGCCCACTGGTTGTGGCGTACCGTTAACATCAGTAAAATATCCCGAAGTTTCGTTAGTTGAAACTGTGCTTTGATTCCAAAACAGTGTCGACACTTGTGGTCTTGGAAATTTTGAATAATAGAATTGCAACATGTATGGATTACTAATCACAGGTTGAAGCGTATTTGTAATCATACTAGATATATCATTGCGGCTAAACCATTCAAATTGAAACACCGAAGTTACAGTGTCATTTTCCCACAGTGCTCCGTCACTTCCAAAAGTGTTTGTGCTACTATACTTTCCTGTGTTGTCAACTAACTCTAAATATCTACTTGTGCCAACACTGCTACGTGCTATTGCTTTGCTTTTGAGAATACTACTGTATCTTGTAAATGGGAAGTTGTTGTAGTCCTCCCCATTTACCATGCGATTTTGTGTATAATAACGAGCCGGCGCACGTTGTTTAATTTCTGCAATTGTTTCACGTGCATCTGCATTTGTTACCGGAGATGAAATCCCGCATGTAAAAGTAACTGTTTCAACTCTACCAACACGACTTACATAGCTGATTGGAATTGTTACACTTTGCATTTCTTCAGGATTAATAATATACTCTAATCCGTTGCTTGCACGAACATAGGCTCTAAAAAGTCCAACTGGTATTTCACTAAACACGCCGTCGCCAAAATTCATTGTAATTTGATCATTGGTTCGACTTGCAACTGAAAAGAGTTTGCGCAAATCTGGAGCAAGCTGCTCAACAGCACCAGCATAAACATTTTCAGCATATTCCCATTCAGTTGCAATTGAACCAACATTGTCAATTTGATATAGCCAAACATCTTCGTTGTTGACGCCTTCGATATTAATGTTTACTGTACGGTTTGAAACTCTCTCAGCTAAATTAAAATCTTGATTCTGTAGTACACCCTGTTTAAACAAAAAGAAGTATCCAGTGTCGCCGCTGCCGAACCCAAGTTGATCGTTACGATATAAAAAGTTAAATCTTCCGTTAGGCTTTGGGCTGGGTTCGTACACAAAAGTTTTACCAACACTGGTACTGCTAACAGCCTCAAATGGCATAGTAACACCGTTTACTGTTGAGTTGTATGGAACAACTGGCAGGTATCCAGGAACTAAGTTAATAGTGTATTCGTTTGTGTCAACACCTAGTATAGATTGGCTATTTGCTGGTTTTCCAATGCGTTGATTACTAACCAGCGCAGCATTTATTATTGATGTAAATTGCTCTTGCCAGTCAGTGTTTGTTGGGTCGTTCCAATCCACTGTAACATTACTTAAATTAACACCATTGTAGTCAAAAACATTTTCAGTTGTTACAACTGAAAATACTTTTAGGTATCCTTGCGCGGCCGTATTACGTTTTGGTGTATAGCTGACTAAATTACTTAATCTAACCACACTGTCTCTACGTTCGGCAGTATCTAGATAACTCTCTCTTGTGTTTAAATCTGATCTAAATGCAAGAGATTGACCCATGAATGCCATTACATCAAGTAGTGCAATGAATTCACTTGATTCGATATAATCGTTGAATTGCTCAGGATAGTATAGACGAATATAATCTACAAAACTTTTTCGAAGCGTTTCAAAATCATAACTTTGAAAGTCAGCTTCGCGATAGGTTTGGTAAATTTTCTTCCAATCCTCAACCCCAAAAATTGCTGTTTGTCTAGTTGTTCTTGCCATGGCCGCCTGTTTCTTTGTAATAAAACTATTTATGTATAATATAAACCGCGCATATTATACATAGGTTGCATTGCGAACCTCTTGATCAAAAAAGATTGCTAGTCGTTCGGTGTCGGTGCTGGGTACTACACTGAGCAGTACTTCAATTAACACACCATTTTCTTGAGGAAAGGTATTGATACGTTCAATATATAATCTTGGATCACTTCCACATACACGTTGCATTTCTTGTTCCATTGCAGTAAGCACATCTTGTGTTTGTGGTTCAAAAACATATTCCCAAATAGTTGTACCAAAGCCTGGTCTGCCGGGCAATTCTCCCTGGCGTATGTTTAACGCATTAAGAAGGTCTTGTTTGATTAAATCGTAGTCAGTCACTGTGAACTTTTTATATCGATTAATTGTGCTAAATCCGATGAACTTTGGCATAGTATATTTATTTCCTTAAAAGGCTCGAGGATCAACCTTTGCAGATCCAACAATTGCTGCAACTGTGTTTGCAACATTTTGTGTATTCACTGTATCTAATACATTGGTAGTATCAGAAATATTTTTAACATTGTTACTGAATTTTTTTACACTGTGAACTGCATAGTTGCCCATTCTAATACTTGTTTTAATTTGAGTTATTTGACTTTGGAAATTGGGCAATAGCGGAAGTTCTTGTGCCCACTGATGTACTACACTTGGTCCAAACTTTGCAGCACCTTGTAACAGGCCTCCAAGTTCTTCAGCAGGTAAATCAGTAACGCTGATATTATCAAGTTTTAATTTGCGTAATTTCAAATATTCATACGCATCTAAATATAATTCAAATTGAACAAAGTCTTGTTTGGAAGGTATTAGAACTAATAAATCGTTAAGATTTTTAATTCCATTTTTTCCTGTCCAAACAAGAGGACTTCCTAAAGCACTAACTGCGTTACCACTTGGCTGAACGTATCTCGCAGTAGTTCCTTTTTTAAGATATCCTACTTGTTCAAGTTGCGCTGACGAAAATCCATATCTTCCAAATCCTGTTGTATTGCTTTTAGTAACGTTAGGCTGTCCTGCTGTTTTAACTGCTTGAGCTGACATTGCTCTTAAATCATTTTTTGTAAGTTTGCCAATTACTCTTGCTACCAAAGGTTGAACAGCAAAGTCACTTGCAGTTATCCCATCAACAACTACTGTTCCAGCTAGCAAGCGTTGAAACTTTGTTATTGTTGTTGCCATTACACTCCTCCATTACCACCAGGTCCTGCTGGCTCTTCGGGTGTTGTTCCGTCAGACCCAACTGTTCCCTTGCCAAGGTCTGCAAACGGCATATGTGTTGGCCCACGTGATACAATGCTTTCTGAATCTCCTGCTGACGTAATAGGTATTGGCTCAGGGGCTTCTACTGCTTCTGCTGCACCACTGTTTAAATTAATTGGTGTAGCCACAATATTCAACTCTGAACTTTTAATACTGCCAGTTGAACTGCTTTCTATAGCAACTGTTCCGTCACTTTTAATACCGACTAGGGCTTCACTGTACAATGTTGCACTTTCAGTACCCGATACACTCAAAGATGTAGCACTTTCCATGGCAATTTTATTTGCTTTTACATTAAATTGTGCACCAGCATACATGTTAATATCTTGGTCAGCATGAAGATTTATTGATCCGCGAGTTCTAACATTTACACTATTTGTTGCATACACATCAACAGTGCCGCTTGCACCAAGTTCAATCCATGTTAGTCCATTGGCATGTGTAATAAAAAAACATTGCCCGTCATCGCTCATAGTTATTTGATGACCTTTGCTGGTTCTAATACGAATTTGATTATTGTTGTTGTCAATATCGCCATCGTCCATGATGATGCTGTGACCACCTTGCCTACCAATAATTTTTAATTGTTCAACAGTTGTATCGCCACTGGCTCTAGCACTTGAGCTTGTTGCTTCAGCGCCGCCTTGATAGATTGGCCTGCCAGGAGTGCTTACTCCAAATGCTCTACTGGGGCTTTCGCGTTGCGCACTTGTTGAAATAGAGCCTCTAATAGGATCATCAAGTAAGCCTTGTGCAAGTAAAATACCGGCTTGTATACTGTGTACTGGCTTTGCTTCATCAAAGAATTTAGGATTGTTTGTAATTTCAGAGTTAGCGTTGTTTATCTCAATTACAGGAACAGCAGTTTTCCCTTCAAACTGTGCGGCTTGTTCGTCGTTTTGGGTAGAATAATTTCCAGTTGACCCAATTGCAGGAACCATATGATTTAGTCCTGGTATAGGAACACAGCCTATGTAGTATCCTAGACTAGGATCGCCGTTGACAAAAAAGCAAAGTACTTTTGTCCCAATATCTGGCGCAGTAAACCACATGCCGTAGCTGTGTGGGTTTCCGTCTAAGAATTGTCCTGCTCCGTCAGTAGCACCTTGTCGTGTTTGGCCATAAAAAGGACTTAGGTAGCGAACTGTTCTCCACAATGCCTTGTCACTAATGTACAATGCTGCATCGGGCGTTCCATCAGTAAATCTATCCAATACAACTTGTATTCTGCCAGATCGCGTTC